CATAAAAATCTCTCCAACAAACCATAAAAGTAAAAATGGCCAACCAAGGTGACATCTTTTATCCTTGTATGTTCTAATTACCTCTGGTATCGCACATACTGCTAATAATATTCCTCCTATGTAACCTGTTATGTTTAACCACATATGTTATTACTTATACCCTTCCATATTTAATTTTAGCATGTCATAGTGTCTAGGATACACGTGAAGATTAGTAATGAACCAGTGCATACTACCTGTTTGATAGCCTGTCTTTTCAGATACTAACTCTAATAGTTTAGCAAATGTGTATTGATCATTACAAAAGCCAAACACGAGATCGATGGATCTAGCAAATACGGTAAGATGCAACTTATCATCTTTGATATAGAAGTTTAGTACATCATTACATGGTGTATCGTATTTGTATATGTCTATGTCTTGAACTAGATAATGAACAACAATAGCCCGTCTAGTCTCTTTGTTAAGTTGTAGTTCTTTGATGATTTTCTTAAGCTGTTGATTGTAGTTCCAAAAATAGCCATAGTTAGAATTAACTTCTGTGGTACCTGGTATCATCATTTGTTTCCATATCTTAGCACGTTCACTAATCTCTTTAGCATCACGATTACCTTCAAGATACCAGCTCCACTCATACTCAGCGTAGTCTTGATTAAAGTTACGTTCTGGTGTTTTAATTACTTTATCAAGAGGATTTTGGATACTAAATGATTGGTTAAACTTAGCTTTAGTGCCAGCGAAGTCTTCACCTTCTGCCATAATATCTTGATACAATAATTCAAAGGCATCAGTTGGATTCTTGTATATCATATTTGTCTACTTGTATAAATTGTTTAAGGAATTTAATACCTTCGGTGTTTCTATATTCATTCAAATATACAACTCTTTTTATACCTGATTGCAAAATAAGTTTAGAGCAGTCTAAACAAGGACTAAGTGTTAAGTACAAAGTAGAGTTATCTACAGAGTTACCTGTCTTAGCTGCCTTTAAAATAGCATTACACTCTGCATGAATAACATGGGAAAAAGTAACATCATTCTCCTCACAACAATTATCCATACCAGAAGGAGTGCCGTTATAGCCGAAAGAAATAATGTTACCATCTTTAACTAAAACTGCGCCGACTTTAGATCGAACGCAGTGTGACAGAATAGAAGTTTCCTTTGCTATGTTGATAAATACTTTGTCTAATTTAGTCATTTTTTTTAATTTTAGTAAAATTTTTAGTTTGTTTCCATACGTCTATACTAGCATAAATTGCAAAAGATATAACTCCAAAAACAATAAATAAAAATATAATATCATTCATTTTATTTTTTATTTAATGTATTTTATCAATATCGTATGTTTTAGTTGACGGTAGTCCACTATATTCACAAATTGAATCTTTTCTTTTATTTTCTAATTCTATTTTAATATCTTCTGGAAAATAAACACCGTCACTTTCCATATCTGCTATAGTTCTCTTAACTGCGGCGTACATAATTTTTTTCTGTTTTATACTCATTTTTTTATTTACTTCAGCATCAAACAATTTACCAATAAATTTAATCATAGTAGCACGTGGACCTGTTTCTTCACTTATTATTGGAGTTTTATCAGCATTTAGAAATTCTCTATATGTAGCAATTGCAAATACAGTAAATAAAGTTATTACAACCGTGGAAAGAATTATTATATCTAAATTATTCATACTATTTTTTTTTACCGTTTACAAAATTAAGTAAACCTAACATTGTCGGTGGCCATAACCCAATAAAAATTGCTTTTAATGCATCATTTTGTACAAGATAGATGTATTCACTTATTAAAATACAAACTATACAAATTACTAAAATAAGAATTTCACTAACATTAAATTTTTTCATTTTTGTTTTTTTAATTTTTATCAATTAAAGATTCTATTAATACCCACCCAAAAAATAAAATACCAACTACTAAATTAACTGAATAGCCTAAAAGTATAGTTAATCCTAATCCAATAATTATTTTAATAGACTTTAGGCCGTCTTTAATAGTTCTTTTATACCAATAGTCAAAATAGTTTCTCATGCTATATTTTTAGTGTTTATAAACCTGTTGAACCAAAGCCGCCCGATCCTCTTTCAGTGTTTCTGTTAGGAAGCTCGTTTACTTCTTCTACATCAAAATAAGAAACAGGAACCAATACAAACTGTACTAACTTTTGGCCTGTTGCAACTACTTGTTCTTTATCTGATGTGTTGATCATATGAAGATGGATCTCTCCTTCATAATCTTCATCAACTACACATGCACCAACAGATAAACCTTGCTTAACAGATACACCTGATTTGTTGAATGCAATTAAAGCATATCCTCTAGGTACTTGTGCTTTAATACCTGAAGGGATTAATACTGATTGGCCTGGGTTTAATTGAATTGTTTCAAAATCTTCAGGTACATAGAAGTCTATTCCTGCTGAAACCTGAGTGCCTCTATTTGGTGTTTTTACGTTTCTGATTTTTTGTACTTTCATTTTGTAAAGCATTTTGATAATCATTTAGTGAAGCAATATAAGCTACACAATCTAATAAATTATCTTCTTTATGATTGTAAGCCTGTCTCGACAACTTGAGTGCAATCATGGCATTATACATGTCAGTTGCTGTAATCTCTTTACGGCTTAACAACGATGCAATCTTGGCAGCTTCCTGCATACCTTCTTGCATTGGGCCATATTGACGGGCCTTTTCCTCAGATCTATTGTAGATGATCTCGTTTGCTTGTTCTAGAATATTCATTGAATAAATATAAAACAGAATTTGTAAATAGTAAAATTAAAATCCTAAGTATCTAGTGATATCACTCTTGTCACCCCACTCTCTTTGAGAATCGATGTCACTTGGCTTAATTGTAGGTTTGGGCATATTTCTGGCTACATTCCAGAACCAATCTCCAGAGTCGCCATAACGTTTCATATAGTCCCAACCTTTTGCATCATAGGTTTTAATGCAATCAAATGGAGTATCAATATCACAGTCCTTTAAAAACTCTTTATGGTAAGTGTAGAATTTAGCTCTGCCAAGTTCACCAGGCTGCACATTTCTTGCAACAGCTACAGCATGAAAGTTTGTATTAGGAAGTGCAATTTGTAGTGTTCTAGACAAAACTCCTGTAGAGAATACCGACCACATTGTTTCAATGTTCATATCTTTGAACGACTCATGAAATATCTTTATGCCTCCTGCAACTACTTGTTCGTGCTTAAGACCAAAAGGAAGATACTTAGCACCTACTTTTTGAGCAAAGTCTTTTGCCCATGCATTAATAGTTGGCATAGCCGGCGTCTTCAAAAAGATAGGTGTAGCACCATCCTCAATAACACGTAGTTGATGTTCAGATGCTTCTTTAGATGCAGGCATAAATAGTACAAGCTTCTTATTATACTTCTTCGCAAGGTAAGTTAATGAATAAGGAGCGTAGCCTGTTCTTGGTGCAACATATACGAGTGTATCTTCTTTTACTTGACTAATCATGAAGTCACCCATCTTAGCTTTAGTACCGTATTGAAAGTCACCGTCGTCTATGACATTATAGCCTTCAATTTGTTTGATACTAAATGTAAAGTCTGGTTTATAGTCTTTCGTCATTTCAAGATAGTAGTTTAAGTCCCTACCATCTGACATGTCTAAGTTAGATTGATCTGTTGCTTTATTTATGAACATAACTATTTTAGTTTATTCGCAAAGTCATAATACTTGTCATGACCCCAGGTCTGTTTAAGAATAGAGTTGTTGTTCATCCTACGACCATTGTTCTTAATAATATGGTCTTCAGATTGATACTCTTGAAAATAACGAACTACGTCACAAGCTCTACTATCTTCACAATCAATAGGGTTCAAGTTATATCTATTAGACAAGAAATGTAGTACTTCATTGATGTACTCGAACTCTTTTACTCTAGAGCTAACCTTAGGAAAGATAGCGTTTATACAACGAATAGCATTTGTGCCAGCATACACCCAACCTTTTGGATTAACATAGTTAGGAAAATATTCACCTAGG